AGTTGCGGCAGTTGCTGGGCCAGTGCCAGCGATGCGGCCTGACCGGCCTGCACCTGCACGGCAAAGTCCGCGATCTGATAGGACGCGTTCTGGATACCCATCCCCATGGACAAGCCACTCGATCCCACGGCCTTCTGCCGCGCCTCGAACAGCCCCATCATCCGGGTGGCTTCTTCCTGCGTCGTGATGCCGAGGCGCACGGCACGGGCAGTCAGCTCCTGCGCGCGCTGCATCTCGGCCTGGGCGCGCAGGGCCGGGTCCATCGCCAAGGTCAACTGGCGCCATTCCTGGGCCTCCTGCTCAATGGCGATTTCGAGAGCATGGGCGCTTTGCGCGGCCGGGCTCTGCGCGCGAACAACGCCTTCGTATCGATCCTGCAGTTGCTGCAGCGTCTGGCTGGCGGCGGTGTTGGTAACCTGGCCTGCCGCCAGGGCGCGATTGACGACGCCTTGGGCCTGAGCCAACTCACGCTGCGCGCGGATCACCGGATCCAGGCTGGCCTCCAGCGCCTGATACGCCCGGGCGGCCTGATCGGCCTGCTCGCGGGTCCGCGCCGCATAGACATCCCCGCCCGCACCCACGCTCGGCCCCTGCCCCGGAAGGGCCGGCGCCATGGCCCGCGCTGCCCGCTCGCGTGCAGCTGCAGCCTCATTGGCATTGATCGCGCTGATACGCTCGGCGCGGCCGATCGCGTCGAGAGCCTCCTCGTATCTTTTCGATTCGGCGTAGAGCGGGCTGAACACCCGCCGGACCTCGTCGAGCGCAAAGCCATATTCACGCGCTTCGACTGTCGCCGCCATCATGTCCTCGATGGCGTCCTCGATCGAAACGGACATCCCGCCGACCACCTGCCTCAGGCTGTCTGCCGCAGTCTCGGCCGAGCGCATCTGGTTCGCGAAGACCGACGCGACCGCGTCGTCTATCGACGAGCCGACCGCGGTCAGGCCCTTTTCCTGTGACCGCGCCTGGCGTCGGGTTTCGATGGCGCGTCTTTCGGCAGCGACCAGATCGTCCTGGCGCAGTGCCGCGCGCGCGGCAGCCGCCGCCATCGCCTCAAGCGACGCCTGCTGGACCTTCGCGGACTGGCTGATGGTGCCGGCGCTGGCCTCGCCCTCGCGGCGCATGTCGCGCAGGCCCCCGGCAGCGCGGTTCAGTTCGGCGACAACCGCACTGGCGTCCGCCGTCACCGTCAGCTTGGCGCGCATCTCTGTCATTGCCCGGCCCTCATCAGCTTCAGAGCCTCGCGTTCGATGATGGCGAGGCCGTCAAACAGCCGGGCATCGGGGGTGATGCCCAGCCAGCGCGCGGTCACGTCGACGGCGGTCATGTCGAGGCCGATGGGCCGCATTCCGGCCATCCCTCCGCCCCCCATGCGCCACTGCCCCGCCACCGCCAGCACCAGTCGAATCAGGGGCCGCTCCGCGGCGGGCAGGACCAGGGCTTCGGTATCGGTCCCCATGATGCGCCTGGCCGCAGCGACGGCCTCGCGCCGCTCCATCCCTTCGGCCGTCAGGTCGGCGACCAGATCTTCGGACACCGCCGCGCCGCCCCAGATGGCCTGCGCGGCGCGGATCAGTTTTTTTCGCGGATCCCGAGGACGGCCTCTGTCAGCGCCGCGTCCACCGCCAGACGGATCGGACGCTGTTTCAGCATCTGGTCGCGGTTTTCCGGGCTGAATGGCAGCTCGCCGCCGGCCTCGACGGCGATATCCTTCCAGCCGATCCAGTACTTCGCCAGCCGCTCACGGGCGAAGGTGACCAGCCCGGCCATATCCTCGCCCTCGGGCCGCGCCTCGAAGATCTCCATCTCATCTTCGGGCATCACGAAGACACCGGTGAATTCCTTGACCTCGTCTGTGCCATTGGCGGGTAGCCTGACCTTGACGGGCCATTCGAAGCTGTAGCGATCGGTGAAGGTGAACACGGGAGCGGTCCTTTGAAGGGGTGGTGAAACGCGGATGAAAGGCGGGATCAGGAGAACCGGATTTCGAGATCGTCGTTGCCGGCCCCAGTGGGCTGGAAGACGAGATCAAGGGTCACGCCGAGATCGCCGTTGATGTCCTGTTCGCCGGCATATTTGATCTGCACCCGCGGGGCGCTGATCTGGATGGTCTGGCCGGCCACCTTGCCCAGCGTCCAGACCAGCGGTTCGGTCACGCCATCCTTGATCTGCGCCAGCAGGTCTTTCGTCGCCAGCGCCGGCCATTTTACGGTCATCGCCCCGGTGATGCGGCGCGGTCCCAGCGTGGTGCCCTCGCAGTTCATATAGGCGTCCACCTGGGGCTGGCGGCCGTCGGAAAAACTGAAGCTGCTGACACAGAGATGCTGCCCGCCCAGGGTGAAGGCGAACATGTTCTCGGGGGTGCAGGTCAGCGCACGCGGCCAGTCGGCGAAAGGATGGGCCGCCGCCACAAAGGCCACCGGCGCCGTATAGCGGCCGCGGCGGTTGAAGCGGAAGAACGGCTTGCGCCCGGTCTCGGCCGTGAAGCTGAAGGAACCCCGCACGCCGGCGACGTTCTGCATCAGCGCGCCGTTGCGCAGCTGCAGTGTGCAGGTCGGGATGTCCACGCCCTCGGCATAAGGCGTGAACACGGTATCCCCATCGTCATCGGCCATCGCCATGCCGCTGGACTGCAGCAGATGGGCATAGGCCGGGACGGTGCTGCTCGCACCGAACGCCGCCTCGACGTCGTATTCCGCGCCGGCATGGACGCTATAGACATCCTCGCCCTGGGCACCCTCGGTGCCGCGTGCGAAATCCTGCTGCTGGTATTCGGCTTCGAGGTTCCGCAGCGTGACGTTGCGGGCCAGGATCGCGTCGGTGGGGGTGGTCGCCTCGGGCGTGCCGGCGACAGTTTCGAGCTTTTCGCGGATCAGGCGCTGCGCATAGCGGGCCATATCTGTTCTCCTGTCAGATGAAGGGAATGCGCCGGTCGAAGCGCAGCGTGAATTCGTCCTGCCAGAACAACCCGCCCTTGGCGTCGATGCCGCTGAGCAGTTGGCCGCGCGAAAAGCGGAAGCTCTGGTCGGCGCCGGCGGGGATCAACCGGCCCATGCCGAGCAGCACCGCCGCGCGGATGGATTGCAGATCCTCGCTGGCACGCGCGCCGGTGCGATCGGCGATATCGCGGACCGCCATGATGATGGCGATGCGGGCTGTCACCGGCTGTTCGATCAGGTCATCGCTGGCATAGCGGTTTACCTCGGCCGTCTCGGCCAGCAGGATCGCCCAGGCCGATGGCCAGCGGACGGTATTGGGGCGGACAGCGGCAAGGTCACGGGCCAGCCCGACCTCGACAAAACCCGGCACAGCCGCTTTCAGGTGATCCACCACCGCCTGGACATCGATCTGCAGCATCAATGCGGCCCTCCCAGCAGTTCGGTGAAATACTCCGCGGTGATGTCGCCGATATCTTCGACCTCGCCGGCCGAGACGCCCAGATAGGCACGGCGGGGAATGGTGACCTCGCCGACTGTGACCTCGGCGCCGTCCGCCAGCATGAAATGCAGTCCCTTGGCGGTTTTGGCGCGGATGGTGGCGCCTTCCTGGTGGACGCCGGCATAGACCAGGTTCGACCCGACCGAGACCCGACGCGCTTCCGGGGCCGAGGTGATCGATCGGGCCAGCCTACCGCTCGCATGCAGGGTCGGGCCGCCAAAAACTTCGGCGCGGAAGCTCGGGGGCCAGGGCACGCCATCGGGATCGATATTGGTGGCGGTGATGCGCTCGACCGCCCCGTTGACCAGTATGCGACCGATGGCGTCCATCAGCGGGTACAGATCCTGACTGGCAGCGGCCGCATAATCGACGGCCGAGATGACGCGAAGGTCGTCAAGATCAAAGGTCAGCGTGACGGCCATGTCAGAACCCTTTCAGGCTGTCGCGGGTCAGCAGCCGTTCCGGACCGTCGGTGATCGCCACACCGGGCGAGGTCATCTGGTCGGGTCCGTCGCCGTCGTCTCCAATGGCGGTCCTGCCAGCGGCGATGTCCTTCAGGGTCTCGATCGCGGATTTGCGCAGCCGGTCATAGACCGCCATGTCATGGCCCAGGTTCAGGTACAGCCGGTGCATCGCCAGATCACGGCAGATGACCGCGAGGATTCGCGGCGGTTCCGCCAGCGGACGCGAGACCACCTTGGCGATGTAGCCGTTGATCTCGGCCGTGGCGTCGGCCAGCGCCTCGGTCAACCGGGCGTCGGACGGATCGCCCGCGCGCTCGAAATCCGTCAGGAGTTCGAGGTCACGGGACGGGATCACCGCCTTCAGCTGGGCGACCGAAGCATAGGTCACGGGATCATTCCTTCTCGATATGAAAGACGGTGAAGGCGGGATCGCCCTGCAGCTGGGCCAGCTGGTATTCGGTCAGCTCGGCCGAGTTGATGCGGGTCTCGCCAAACGACCATTTCTGGCCGGCACGGCGGCGGCCGTCCTTGCGATGACAGACCACCGCAAGATCGACCTCGGGCCGATGGTCAGCGGTGGCGGGGAGGTCCGGCCGTTCCTCCCGGCCGACCTGCCCCGGCACAGCTTCGACAGGGGCAGCGCTCGGCGCAGCTGCGGATTGATCCGCAGAGTTCACCCCCTCGGTATTCATGCGGGTGATTTCTTCGACCGGCTTCTCTCGGGTCGCGGGCTTGGCAGATTGTGCGGGTTTGCGTGCCATCATGGCCTCCTGTCAGCTTATCAATGGGGGCGCCGACCGCGCCCCCACGGGAAGATGGCAGCCGTCAAACGAGGGTCAGGCGGTTCTCGACGTGGAACTGCGCCGAGCCTTTCCAGACGTTGGTCGCGCCGGCAGCATTGCGTTCTGCCACCAGCAACTCACGGGCGGCACCTTCCAGCGTCGACGGCACCACCAGCAGCTTGGGGCGCAGATTCAGCTTGCGGCCGCGATGGCCCCGCATGCTGTTCATCGCCACGCGCGCCGCCTCGTAGTTCGCGGCCGTCAACGGCTGGCGCGAGGCATAGATCAGCTGCCAAGCCCCGAAACCGGCCGCGCAGCGACGCTTGGCGCCCCAGACGAATTCGTCCTGGAAGAACACGTTGTCGTCGTTGAGGTTCGTCTTCGATGTGATCTTCGGTGCCTCGCGGTCCTGGAAGATCATCGGCTTGATCGCGCGGGTGTCGTCGATCAGATACCAGGCCGCACCACTGCCGCCGCCGAAGTTGGAGACCGAGACCTCCTGACCATCCTCGCCAACGACCGGGTGATCGGTGTCAAAGAACATCTGGCCGTCGTAATGTTCGGTGGTGAAGCCTTCTTCCAGCAGCGACCAGACCAGATCGTCAGGCAGTTCCGCCGCGACCTGACCCATATCGTTGACAATGGGGGTAAACAGGCCGATCTGGTCATCGGCGATATCGTCGGCGGCGACGGCGATGGTCTTTTCGAACTTGCGGTTCGTGATCGTGAACCCATCCTTTTCCAGCCGCTCGATATAGCGCTCGCCGATCCATTCGCGCATCGGACCAAGCTCGGACAGTTTCGGATAGGCCTGATGGCGCGTCGAGGACGGCACCGTCATCGCGATCCGGCCATAGGTGGTTTCAGTGCCCGTGAGGCGGGTGTTGAAGGCGGTCGTGAAGGCCGTGTTCAAGGCCCCGAGCGCGGCGCGGGTGACGTCCATTGCGGATCTCCGATCAGAGGATTTCGACGGTCACGCCATCGGGCGCGACATCCAGGCATTTGCCGGCGACCAGCGTGCCCGCCGCGCCGACGGTGTTGTCATCGACGACATAGACATTGCCGCCGATATGAGTGCGGTTGATCGTGCCGTCATTGGCGATCAGGAACGGGCCACGGTCGATATCGACGAAGCTGTCGCCGTTAGCGCCCAGGGTGTTGTCGGCCTCGGCCAGTGCGACGCCGCGCATGCGGGTTGCCGTCGGGATCGCGGGGATGGCAAATCCGGTGGCATTCAGGGCGATCAGCGCGCCACTGAAAATGCGGGCCGTCGCGGCCACAGGATCGCGGAAGCGGCGGCCTTCGCCGACACGGGTCCGGCCGGCATTCTTGTCAAGCGCAGCCATGTCAGGCCTCCTTGTTTCGGGTGGCGAGGAAATCCTCCTCGGAAACGCCCATCATCGACGCCATCTGGCGTTCGACATCGCTCAGGGCCTCGGGTTTCTGGACGGGCGGGGTGCGGCCGGCCAGTTGGCGCTGGCCCACTGGAACGACAACCGGTGCGGCCTCGACCCAGCCTTCAAAAGCCTCCAGGTCCTTCGACGCCAGCTGCGTCGCCCAGGTCTCCATGGCCGGAACCAGCTTGCCCGCGTCGCGCGCGCGTTCCAGCGCCGCCGCGACCTTGCTGTCGGTGGCGTCCCTTTGCAGGGATGCCAGCTGGGTCTGGACCTGCTGGAACATCTCCATGGGCACGAAGGCGGCCGGATCGGGGGCCTTTTCCGTCAGCCGGGCGCAGATCTGCGTCACGGCGTCATCGCCCTCCACGCCGGCGGCGGTGGTGATCGACGCCAGCTGGGTTTCAGAGGCGGCGAGCGCGGTCACGCGCGCCACGATGTCATCAGGCTGGTCGGCGGGCAGGCCGAGCAGGCCCGCGATCTGCTCGATCGGGTCCATTGCGGTTTCCTTTGATGCGAGTTGGCGAAGATGGGGAATGGCCGGCATGTTCACGAGCCCGGCGCCTTCGATCAGCACGACCCGGCCATCGGGGCGGTTCTTGAAGACCGGGGACAGGAAGCGATAGCTGCGCCCTTCCAGAGCGGCCCGGCCTTCGGCGGTCCATTCAACCGAGGCCATGATCCGCTGGCCCTCGACCCGCAGGTCGGTGATCCAGCCTGCCGCGCGGCTGTCCTGTTCGCCCTGTTTTGCAAACGAGCGATGATCGAAGTCGATGGGCAGTATGCCACCAGCAGCCGCTGCTAGGCTGGTGCGGATCACCGCATCAGGGTCGTCAATGCGCAGGGCGAGGTTCTTGCGGCCATCGCCCAAGCGGAAATTGCCCAGGGGCATCAGCTCGACCCAGTCGGCGGATGCATTGGGCAGCGCCACGGCGGCGCAGATATTGCGGGTCAGGTCGGTCATGGCGCCGTCATGGCATGACCGCGCAATTCAGGGCCGGGGGATGGTGTTCCGGGGGGTGCCCCGAGGCCCGGCCCCATCTGCATGGGCCGGGTTGGGCGGAGGGGTATTCAAAAACGCCTGGGCTGCTTCAAAAACGCCCTTGCCCGGCTTTCAGGGGCATCGGGCCGCGATACCCCTCAAGCGGCCTCTGTGGGGCGCTGTGGCGCGTCCGTGTTTTCGAGCAGGCGGATGGTCTGCCAGGCGCGTTCGATCGCATCCTCGCGCCCGAGGATCTCTTCTGCTTCGGTGCGCAGCCAATCCAGATGGCGCTTCCAACCGTCCAGGTCGAGCAGGTCGGGCGTCGGATAGAGGGCGATCATTCCGTCAGGCTCCTGATCAGATCGGCTTGCCGGGCAAAAAGCTGCCGGTTGCGATCTGACATGCGGTAAGAATAGGTGATGACCCCTTTGCGCTCAAGCCAGAGCATCAGCGCGTGCTGGAACACCGAGCGGCCGTTTTCCGGCGGTAGCGCCGCGAGCTCGGAACGGAACTGGCCCAGGGCGCGGTCGAGGAATGCGCCGACATGCTGGCGCGGCAGTTCGTTGCCGCGGGTGGCCCGCCAGATCGATCCGCCCGGCGCGATGGCCGTAATCGACCGGGCCCCGCTGAAATGCAGCGCGTCGATATCCTCGACCGACAACGAGGTCTCGTTGACATGGCTGTGCAGCAGCGATCCGCCGCGCGGCACCTCGTCAAAACCGAACCGCACCATATTCGGCTGGTCGGCGCGGGCCGTATACTGCCGCACGGGGCGGGAGTCCGCATCGGTGATGACCAGCGTTTCCCTTGCATCCGACAGCCGGCGCAGCCGCAGACCCTCGATAATGCCACGTTCAAAGTCGCGGCTGGAAGCCGGCAGATCAGGCGTCATCCGCTCCCAATCGCGGCGGATGTCGAGCCATGCGGCGCCGGGATTGCCGTCGAACCCCGGATCGACCCCGCCGGGCACCTGGAAGACCTCGCCGGATCGGGGGTGCGTCCACTCTTCCTCCTCGAGGTCGATCATCTCGTCCACGGTGCGGCTGTTACGGCGCATCCAGCCCTCCGTGCGCTGGATCACGACGCAGCCGCAGAAATAGCCGTTGGGCGGATAGATGCGCAGCCAGATCGGATCGTCGACATGCCAGATCTTGTCATGAAACCGGGCATGGTCGTGGCGCTTTGTCGGGCGCTGGATCTGGATATAGTGCAGATACGGGAAAGCGCGCTTGGTGCGCTGGATCGCCGCCCAGTGCCCGGCCGCATGGGCCGTCCGCATGTTGGTGTCGAAGATGGTGCGCAGCCGGCGCATCGAGCCAAGCTGCACTTCCTCGATCTCGGCCGTGACGGGGTCTTCGATCTGCGCCTTTCCCCACCAGCCCAGCTTCTGGAGGCGTGGCGCCAGATCCTGCTGGAACTCGGCCAGGGTGCGGCCTTCCGCAAGGGCGCGGTCGATCTCGTCCCGGATCGCGCGCAAGACATCCTCCTGCATGCCCTTGGCCACGACGAAGTTGCGGGCATGTTCTTCGCGCCAGACATCCAGATAGCTGAAGCGCTGGTCGGGATGTGCAAACCCCTTGGAGCGGAAATATTCCAGCGCCTCGCGGTGCGGCAGTGGCTGAAGTTCGATGCGAGCCATCAGGTGCCCCGGATATCGGCAGCCAGCTCACCGGCAAGCCGGGCGGCGAATGTGGCCTCTGTCAGCAATTCGGCCAGCAGGCCTGTGGTGCTGTCACGATAGGCATCCAGAATATCGTCGATCTCCTCCAGATCAGAAGCGCGGCGCAGCGCCTCGACCAGCGGCCCGATCTCAGCCGTCATGGTCTCCTGCATCCGGCCCTCGCCGATCAGCCGGTCGATCAGTTCTACGATGCTGTCGCGCGCGGCCGGCACCGAATCCGGCACACGCGAAGCCGCGGTCCGGGTCGCATCATCGGCAAAGGGCGGCGGCGCGGCGGGTTCGGGATCAGGCAGAACCGCCTCATCCTCATCAGGCTTGCGCAGGTTGAAGGCCCGGTAAACATCGGCCGCTGCAATCCGGAAGCCGCGCGGGCGTTTCTCGATCAACTGCAGCAGGAGCCCGGGATCGAGGCTTTCGGGTGGCGCGAAGCGGACGATCGGCAAGGCGACCTGCGCCGCGCTGGCGAAACAAACCCGGCGCAGCGCCCCGGCGATATCACGCTGAAGCGTGGCAGCCAGCTGCTCGGCATCGGCATCGCGGATATCGTCGCGCACGTTTTCGTGGATCTTGCCGACCGCATGACCGCCGGCGATGGCATCCGTGGTCGCAACCTGACCGAGGATGCCTTTGCTGATCTGCTCATCCCACCAGCGCGCCTTCCCCTCATAAAGCTTTTCCGCGCCGCTGGAGGCACCGTTGACGACATCGACCTCCATGGTCTTGGGGATGATCGCCGCCATATCGACCCCGATCTGGCGCACCGCCCGCAACAGCGTCTGCCGGTCCGCCACCGTGGAAGACGTATCATATTTGCCAAGACGCAGCGGGTGGCCGTAAGCCTCGCAGAAGATCGCCCAGTCCTTCACCGTGAAGTTCTTGAACATATAGGCCCAGGCGGCAAGCCGGGCGAGACCGCCGCGGATCGCAAGCCCCGACTTGGCTTTGGCCATGTGGATGACATAGCTGTTGGGCCGCAGCATTTCCGGACCGGCATTGTCGCGCAGGTAAAGATACCGGCCGTTTTCGGGGTCGAATTCGAACCAGCGGGGATCGACCCATTCCAGATCGGCAATGGTCAGGCCCTTGCCCTCGCGCTCCCAGACGATCTCACAGACCGAAAACCCCTTGCCGACCGCATCCATCATGTCGATCAGGTTGGTCCGCAGCGCGGATGAGGTCAGCACCTGCCGCGTCATCTCGGCCAGCTCGCCGGCTGCCGCGCTGTCATCGCCCGGCTCGACATGCAGATCCAGCGACCGGATCGCCCGCTTCCTGACCCCTAGAACCGCCGAATAATGCAGATCCTTTTCCTCCATCTGCTCGGCCAGTTCCAGATAGGCGGTGGCATCGCCATTCTCGGCCTCGCGCAGGATCGTCGCCAGCCGGACCGGGTTCAGCCCGTCGGCAGGGTGGCCCGACTGGATCTGGCGCACCGATCCGAGCGAGGCGATGGCCTGGCGTTCCAGAAGCTCATGATCGGGGACACCGGCCAGCGGCCGGCCAAATTGATCAAGCAGCATCACCATGCCCCTCTGCCATGGCCCCAGCGCGATGCGGGGGTGTCATCATCGTCATCATCATTGGCCGGGCCGGCATAGCGCGAGCGCAGGCCGGGCACGCCTTGATAGGCGTATTCCGCCTCGCCGAGATCGGCGGCCGAGATCGCCAGCGCCCCGGCCCAAAAACGGTCGGCGTGCCCGTCCGTGTCGCCATCCGCGACCAGCCGCCTGATACCCGTCAGGCCAACCTGCGACTTGATCGAATGCAGGTCGGCGCGCAGGACGGGATCGCCGGCCGGGATCCGGACACGCCGATCCTGAAACCGCTCTTTCATGGTGGTGGCCATGTCGAGCTTGATGGCGGCCGAGAAGATCACGCCCTCGACCCGATCCTCGCCATGGCGGCGCTTGGCATCCTCAACGGGCTTTTCGCCCATGCCGGTCTGGTCCATGCCGGCCCGCACCACGCGATACCGTTTCATCACACCGGCCAGCAGATCATCCTGCTCGGCAAAGCTGATACGGCGACGGGCGATGATTTCGCGGCTCCAAAGGACGTCGCCGACCAGTTCCAGCACCCAGATCACGAACAGGTCGTTGCGGGCGGCGATATCGACACCGACGAAACAGGGGCCGCCACAATAGGCTTCAGGCTTGCCTGCCAGAGGGTCTTCAACCGAGGAAATCAGGTCGTAATCGAGCCAGCTGGACGCCTCGTCCAGCCACTTGAGTTCATATTCCTGCGCCCAGGCATCTTCATCCGCCATGCCCCGGCGCAGCATGTCGATATCCCGGTCGAGACCCTGCCGGACCGCCTCATAGATATCGACGACATGGCGCGACCAGACGCTGTCCTCAGCCGTCATCAGCTCGTAAAACTTGTTACCCTTCCCGTTGGGCGTGGAAATCACCCGCAGCTTCTGCTGGCCCTTCGAGATCACCGGGAAGAGCGCGGCCCAGATGTCGCGGGATTTGGCGTGAAAGGCGAATTCGTCCAGGATCACATTGGCGGAAAAACCGCGCGCCGTGTCGGGGTTCGCCGGCAGGGCTGTGATCCGCGAGCCATTCGGGAAACCCACCTCCAGCGCCTTGTAAACCGCATCCGGCCCCTTCTCCTGCGGGGCACGGAATTCGCCCTCGGAAAACACCGGCTCGCCACCCTTCAACAGGGTGTTGTAGACCTCGTAAAACGCCTTGGTGAACGGCTTGATGACCTCGGTCATCATCTCGGCCGCCTGCCTCTCGCCGCGCGACAGGATCACCCAGCGGGTGCGGCGATCCTCCATCCAACCCCGAAAGCAATCATCCGCGCATTCACCGCCGGTGGTGAAGGTCTTGCCGGTCTGGCGCGAGAACATCCCGATCTTGAAGCGCGACTGGTCCTCGATCCAGCGCCGCTGATAGGGCAGGAAATTGACGACAGGGGCAAAGGGCGCGCTCATGCCGCATCCTCGATCTCGATGCCTTCCGCAGCCAGAACCTGCTCGGCGAAGCCGCGCAACCAGACCAGCTCTGCCTGCATCCGCTCGATCTCGTCGGCACCGCGGCGCAGGCTGCGGCACAGGCCGTCCGTCATGGTCCCTTGCAGATGCCTGCCGTCGAGTGCGCGCGCCTGCGCCCGCAGGTCGTTGACGATCTCACACGCACTGGCCATCACCCGAACCCCATGATCCGGCGTGCCTTGGCCGCGGCCTCGGCATCGATATCGCCTGCCTCGACGGCGGCATCCAGCTTGTCAGCCTGGGCCTTGCGCTCGGCCGCCAGCATGTTCTGCCGGATTCCGGCCGAGGCCATGATGTCCTTGAGCATCTTGCCGATGAAATGCAGCTCCTTCGGGTCGATCTCGGCGCCCTCATCCATCATCCGGGCTTCCATCGCGCGGAAAGCCAGTGCCGTGACCATCTGGAACAGGACGTTGTGGCGCTTGGCCTCCTCCTCCAGCCCGTTTTCCAGCATCCAGCCCTGCGCCCAGGCGCTGGCCGTCTCCTGCGTCTCGACGAACTTGCGGTATTCCTGGCCGAAACGATGGACCGTGGCGTGGTGGAAGCTGACCACCTTGCCTGCCTCGACCAGCTTGTCGTTCAGCTCGTCGGTGATCGCGACATAGTCGGAAAACCCGCGCTCGCGCAGGGTCTGCTGAAGCCAGTCCCGAATATCTGGGGGCAGCTGATCGACCTTCCGGGGTGGCGGCATGGTCAGACCCTCGGCCGAGGGCGCTGGACACCGGGATGCGAGGCCAGCCCGCGGGCCAGATCAACACCGCGGCGCGTCCCTGTGACCACGATGAAAGACGCCTCGGGGTCGAAGGCGACGAAGCCCTGCTCGCGCAGCCACATCAGTTCAGTGACCAGCGCGTCATAGCTGACCGCCAGACCCAACCGGGTCAGCACGTCCTGAAGGATCGAGGCGTTGCTGACATATTCCGGCACCTCCGCCAGATAGCGCAACACCGCCAGACGGCGGTGACGGCTGACATCCTCTGCATAGCTCATCAGCTCTTGCCTCTCAAAAGATGGTCTTCCTGCCGCGACACGACATTTTCGAGCCGTGTCAGGATCTGGCGCTGCCCCTCGACCGAAGCTCCCATAGCCCTGATGTCGCCCTGCATCTGGGCCATCGAGATCGACAGGCTGTGGATATCGTCCTTGCCGGGCATCGACTTCAGCGTCTGCTCGGCGGCCATGATGCGCTGGTCATGACGATCCAGGCGGTCATCGCAGGCCCCGATCCGGCGATCCACATCCTTACCGCGCATCTGGAACCAGCCAATGACCGCCAGCGCCACGGTGACGATCACCCCGATCGTCACCGTCAAATCGAAATTGAAGGTCACGCCGGCAGCGCCTTTTCGACGATCTGGCGCAGCTTCGATTCGGCAAGGTTGCGCAGGACCTCGGGCTTGGGCGCCAGCTCGGCAATGGCGTCGGGCACGCTGACCAGAGCGTGGTCAATGCCGGCCTGGATGGCCGTGTCACGCTTCGCGCCCCGCAGGAGGGCCGCCGAGATCCCGGTGATCAGTGCCGAATGCAGGGTGTTGCGGTGGCGTTCCTCGATCTCGATGTCCCACCGCTTTTCTACGGCCGAGGCCGCGCGGCTGATCACGAGAGTCAGCACCGCACCGATGCCGGACAGGACCAGGGGCAACAGGGTCGAGGCAAGTTCGGAAAGCAGGATGTTCATGGTCAGACCTCAGGCAAGTTCGGTGTAGGCGTTGACGATCCAGCCCTCGTGGCCGCCATACTGGACAAGGCTCCAGCCGCGTCTGTCGAAGGTGCCGCTGCGCAGGACCGGCACGCTGGTGCCGTGCGGGACTGCGGCGATCACGTTCGGGTTGAAGCTGGGCCAGCGGCGCATGTTGAGACTGTCGCCCGGGGCGTTGATCCGCAGCATGGTCGCTGTCGGCGCAGGCTCGGACGCAGCCTCCGCCACGGCATCAGCGGGATCATCCCGCCCGAGGATACGGGCGCGCAGCGCCTCCAGCGGGAACAACGGGTTCGTATCGACCTTGCGGCCGGGCGAGACATACCAGTGCGTGGTGATATCGCGCAGGGTCTTCACCCCGGCGAACAGCGCGGCGAGCAGTTGCTCAAGCGCGGCGATCTGCTCGGGCGTGTGGGACATCCAGACGCCGCTGCCGTGTTCCCGCGTGGTGATCTCGACAATATCGCTGCCGCCGCAACCATCCTCGAACAGCTCACCATACCAAGTGCGGGCCTGCTCCTTATCACTGCCTGCCCAGGTCATGCGCCCGGGGTTCACGATCTCGATGCCGATGGAAAAGCCGTTGCAGTCGGACCGCCCTTGGAAGCTCGACTTGCCGGCATGGCCCGCACGGCGGTTCAGCGGCACCTGCTGCTCGATCGAGCCGTCGCGCTCGACCACGAAATGCACGCTGACCTTGGCAGGGTTGTCGCGCAGATAGGCCGCGCTGCTGCCCTTTTCCAGCCGCCCGGCGGTGTCGTGGATGATGACGATTTCCGGGGTGATCACCCCGCCGATGTGCTTTGCGGCCTTGTAGGGAACGCCTGTGAGCCTGTGGTTGGCAACGCGCATGAGGATCTCCGTTGCGGGATCCGCTGCGATCCCGATACTGATCGGGATTGCCATGCATGCCGGACCATGGGCCGGGGGATAGGGTTCCGGGGGTCAGTCCTGGTCGGGGAAAAGCGGCAGCATGGGCTCCATGCCCAGCTCACGACGCAGCTGCGACCGCAGCTTGTGGATATAAGCGGCCGTCACACCCCACTCGGTCGCGAGGACGTTGGCCGAGCGACGCGGCTGGGTCAATCCGTCTTCGATGATGGCCGCGCGCAGCCGGTTCGCCCGATTCTGCTGTTCGCGACCACGTGCAGAGGGGATGTCGATCTTCGTGCCGCCAAAGCGCGCCGCAAGCCACGAGACTGTATCAGTGCCGATTTCGCCCGCCAGCTTTGTGCCCTCGGCCCGCTTCGGGATCTCACGGCGCTGGCCGCCGGCATTGGCCAACATCCGCAGCACCGCTGCCTGACCAAGGTCGCGTTCGAGCTCGTCAATCCAGGCATCGTGAGGGATGGCGGTGCGGCGGGTCATCTCTCCGACCTCCGCTCACGGTCAGAAAACAGACCGTGGTTGGTGCGCCCCCGGGGCAAGACCGTCACCAGCACGATACCGTCCTCGCGATGATCGACGACATAGGTGTGCCCGTCGATGGTCACGCCACTGATGCCGGGGACGAGCAGCGGCCTGACGCGCGCCGCTATGGCGCGCTTGAGACTGACGATCTCGAAGCCGCCGACGCGCTCCAGATAGCGGACGATGGCGTGATCCGACACGATCAGGCGGCTCATGTGACTTGCACCCCCGCCCGCCGGCACATGTCCTTCAGCGCGCGCGTCACATCGTTGATCTGGCCTGCATCGCGCAGGGCATCGATGTCGATCGGCACCGACTGCCATTTCCCCTCGAAACGCGAGCGGATGAAGGCATTGAGCCCGTCCCGGCCGGGTTTCTTCAGCGCCCCGGCCTCGCCCAGCAGCTTCCAAAGCACATGGACGAAGCGCAGATCGGCGCGGGGGGCGAGTGCAGGGCGATTTTTCCCACCGTTGAAACGGGTGCTGAAACCCCGGTCCTTCAGGGCGGCGACCACCTTGCGCAGATCCGCTTCGGTCATTTCCGACATGCTGGCCTTGCCTGTCGCGACCAGCTGCAGGTCGCGCCGCGTGTCATCGTCCAGGCCGAGCTGCCTGCAGCCAACATGGATCATGCGCTGGAGGGTGCGGGTGGCAACGGTCATGGCAGCAGCGCCTCCAAATCGCGGGCGATCTGATAGAGGTCATGGCCGATGCGGCCGGTATGCCAATCAGGGTCCGTGACATAAACAGCGCGATCACCCGGATAATGGCCCATCTCGACGGACATCGAGCTGTCGCGGTTCAGGACCCGCGCCAGCGCTTCTTCAAGCATGTTGATACGCTGGGAAATATTCGCGGTGGCGAAAGTCAGTCGCGACATCATTGCCTCCCGATCAGGCCAATCGCGCGGCCGCCATTGACGCCCTGCGCCAACTGGACATTGCGACCAGCCGCTAAACCGGCGTCGGCGGCATCTCCGAAGCGAACCTTGCGCTCGGGCAGGCTGACCTTTCCCGTCCCCGGCATACGCTGATCTCGAACCCGGACAGCCTCCGCCCGTGCGTCGTCGTCGATGCTGGCACCGAACATCTCGCCAAGGCGTTTGTTGAGCCGTGCGACGATGCCGACCGTAAAGTCCTGGACAGCCTGACGACGGGTCGAGACCGTGCGGCGGCGCTTGTATTCCGGCGTCGCCTTGAACTCGGCCACAGCCCGGTCGATGGCACGGTCGCACACCACGGTCAGATAGGTGGCGATCTCTGGACCAGGAGTCTTGCCCAGGTAGATAACGCAGGGGGACCAATCCGACCGTAACGTGGCCGCGCAATTCGTGCAGACCGCAATCACGCCGATCAGCGCCGTGCGGTTGGTCGGCCGCTTTGTCTTCAAGGGCGCTTCGGCCTCTTCGAATTCGATATCGTCGTCGCTGAGATCATATTCGCGCATGATCTGCGCCATCCTGGCGGCAGCGGCCATTGCCTCGGCCTCGGTGGTGCCGCGGCCGAATGCAGTGGCGCGCAGGGCGGCAAGGCGTTTGCGGAGAGCATCATCCATCATGTCCGCCTTCTCAAATCGAGCTGAAATCCAGAACGACCTGTTCCATGGCATTCGTGCGGGGATTGCGGCGATAAAACCGGATATAAGTCGCGGTCTGATCAACGATCATCGCATCCGAAATCGCGTCCATGGCGCGAGCCCACCGCGGGTCGGGATTGCCGTCGGCATCCTTCATCGGCAGCTTTCGCAACCCCAGCACGCGCTTGGTGTCGATGCGGCCGGCCTTGTTGACCTGAAAGGCATCCTCAACCAGAACCCGCAGGTTATCGTTCGCGCCGTCCGACCAGGACGCGATACATTCGTCTATCAGCACCTTGGCGGCTTGCAGCTCGGGCCCGAACACGATGCGGTCTGCGATCGAAACCTCGGCCATGATCTGCCCGTCAAAGCTGCGGATCGAAAACCCACCCTTGGGGCCGCCGACCTTGACGCCGTATTGCTCGAACAGCAGGTCCTTGGCCGCGGCCATTTCATCCAGGGCACGGTTCTTGAACCTGGCGATTTCCGCCTGCAGCGCGTCGGCTTCGTCCAGCAGCTTGCGGGCCAGATCGTCCTTCATGCGATCGGCGGCTGTCACCATGCTGTCGGGCACCGTGCGGCCCTGGGGATCGGTCCATTTCCTGTCGGGGGTCATTTCGTCTCTCCTTTGAAACGAGGGCAGCGATGACAGGCGCGATACATCCGCACCCGCATCGCATTCGTGTTGTGAAAAGCAGCAGCCGAGCGCCGCCAGTCGCCGCAGGCCCGAGGCGAGATGGGGCCGAGCGCAGGACAGGCAATGGTAATGGACCTGAATGCGCCGTTGAACGCCTCCTCAACTGCTGTCAGGTCGCCCGGATATTTGTTGCGCAACACTTGGCTGACCAGCGACGCCGACCGGCCCATGCGCACCGCCACCCGGTTCTGGCTGCTGGACGCGCATTCGGCGGCGAGCGCCATCACCCACTCCGGTGCCTGCCCGGCCCATGCGACTTGGGCCGTGTCAACGGGACCGCTCATCACCGTGCCCCTCCAGCTGCATGAACCTCGCCCGTGTTCGGGTCATAGACCTGCTGGACGCGCTGTGTTTTGGGGGGCACCGGGCCGGTATCGCGGATCAGCCGATAGATGGCGGATCGCCTGGGCGGGCTCGCCTTCTGCACCACCCTCAGATAGCCGGCCGCCAGCAGATGGCTGCAATAGACCTTGGCGTGATTTTCGGTGACCTCGGTCTCGCTGGTGCTGGAATGCGCGGCGAGATCACGTGCCGAAAACTGCTTCAGCATCCGCATCGAACGCCACAGATTGACCGATCCACTGCCAGATTTCACCGGCGTTCCATCCGCCTTCAGCCGCGGTGCATGAAACCCGGTGTCGCGCAGCAGCCGATAGAACGGACCGCCTTCCAGATCCTCCTTCTCGACGATCCCGCCCGCCACCAACGCCATCAGATAATTGCTGATCGTGCTGGGGGCGATGCCCGTGGCAGCGCGGATATCCGCCCGGCTGACCGGAGCCAGCGCCCTTTTCAGGGCCTCCCAGATCAACTGCCGATGATCCTGGCTTTCGTGAACAGGTTTCTGTGTCATTAGAACTTCCTCGGCGGGGGCGGGTTGCCGGTAAAGAAGGACTTGCTCATGTCCTTCGACGACAGCGCGGCCACCCCCTTGGTGCGCGCCATCTCGGCCAGCAGGGACAGGTTGACGCAGACCCGGCGGGCCGATCCGTTTGAGGCCTGCAG